CGATCGAGAAATTCAAGTATATCCATTACTTTCCGGTTTATGATTCCGTCATTCCCAGAGGGATCGGGGTCCAGCTCCCGTTCCTGTCCTTCCGCTCGGCACGGATAAACTGCTTACTCACCTCCGGCTGGTAGGCTTCCTCAATAATGCGTACCCCTTCAAGGAACTGTTCATCTCCGCTCTCCTCGGCAATTTTGCGCAGCTGCACGATACGGCTCGCCTTCAGCGTGCCCTTGGCGTCACGGGAAAGCAGCTTCAGCACCATCGACACCAGTGCCTTCGTCTTCTCGTCACGGGCCAGGCCGGTGATGTATTCCTTCACGATGGCAATGCCATCCTCCACCGTATCACGGTAGCCATCGGTCACGTAGAAGCCCAATGTGATACGCTGGTCGCCCTTTGAGTTGGTGAAAGTATGCGTGCGCTGGTCATCTTTAATACGGTCCCCGAACAGGTCGGATTTCATGGCCAGAATATTACGGAAGTTGTCCAGCACACGCTGTTTGCTCTCTTTGATTTGCCCGCTGATGGCAATCAGTACCGGGATGGATTTTTCGATCTCCTCATCCACCATTTGCTTGTAAGCCTCACGGTCGGCTTTCTGTTTCTCCTGTCTGGCCTTGCGAGCCTTCTCTTTCCTGAAAGCCTCGAACTCGGCTTTCTCCTCGTCCGTCATAATTACGGCCTGTCTTGTTTCGTCACTCATTGTTCTTGTTTTTTTAAAGTTGATATTTAACATTTGGGGGCATTCGGGTCTATAAACACATAGGCGATGCCTCCCGGTTCTCTCACGTCTTTCTTCTGCCGGAGCCCGCCCTTGCGCTCAATCGTCCGGAGCTTCACTGAAAGCGTCTCCAGCTCTTCCAACCCGATACGGGCAAAAGGCTTACCGGCTATCCGGGGATGCTGGCAGAAATTGTTGATACGTGCCCAGTCGGTGGTATCGACACCCAGACGCTGCATCAGGCGGAGGCACACGCTGCGCCTCCGTTTCAGTTCATCCTTCCGCCCGGTCAGTTTCTCCAACCCCTCGCAGCAGGCGTTGTACTCATCGCAGTTCATCTCACGGAGACTGTCCGTGCGGCCCCACGTGTACTCGTGCACAATCTGCCGTTTAAGTTCCTCACGGTCACCCATACAAGGCAGGTGATTGAAGGAAGCGTAAAACCTGCGGAAATTTACCACCTTCTGCCTGTTGTCACGGTTTTCATTCATGGCTGTCTATATGGCTTGTTTCAGTTCATTTTAAAATCCCCGCCGAACGGGATGATGTTGATGTCAGCCTTTCTCGTGTAGGCCTGCATGAGAGCCACGGAAAGCAACATATAAGCCCTCTTGTTTGCTTTGACAATCCCCGAAATAGAGCCGAGAATATGCTCACCCTTACCGGTGATGATAGAGCCGGCTATCTGTTCAAGACCGTCAGAATGATCCTCGCTGGCCGCAACGCTCATAAAGGCACTAAGGCCGTTCTCTTTACAAAACTCGTCCACATACCGGCAGAGTTCATTTACTGCCTCTTTCTGTTTTTCTGTAATCATTTCAGTAAAATTTTAATCGTTAATATTATATGTTGAAATCGCAAAATCTCTTTTTTGGTACTGGCTGTACATCGTTTCCTCCCAATCCGTTTCTTCCTCCTCTGGAAGGTCATCCTCATCAAATTCCACCTCTTTAAGGTAAATCAGGTATCGTGCCTCCAGAAAGAAGAGGACCACGCGGCGAAGAAATTCCCGGGCGGAAGCGATACCGTACCTTTCCATGAAAGCGGCAATACGGTCCGGTCCGATGGTGTTCGTGCGGATGCTCACCAGACGCTGCCGGCGGAAATCCTTCAGCGTGCTGCCCTTTATACCAAGCACGCTGTCAGCAATACGACCGAGGCTCTTAGGAATATGGTATCCGGAATCTTCGTCATCCATTCCCACCAACAGCTCGGCGGCGGTCGTCAGCATGCCCTCCACGCTCATGCGCTGGGCGGCAGCCGTCTCCTTCAGGAACACGTACTGGTAATTGCTCACATAGGTATGTATGAGGTAGCCTTCAGGACAGCGGAACACTTCTTCAGCGGCAAGCTCCATCGAAAGGTTGTTCAACGTCACACCGGCACCGCAGCAAAAGGCGCACACCAGGTGAACGGCGAGACGCTGGCGGTTGCCCCAGCCACCGGAAGAAATGGCACGCCCGAGGCTGTCGGCGACGGTAGGATCCATCTCGAAGAACAGCACCGACTTCTCTTGGCGGCGGAAGAAGAACGACATGTCCGGGATACGGTTCATGCAGAGTAGGATGCGCCGGGTAGCCGTGGAAACCTTTCCTCCACACGTCACACGAATGTAGGACTTCACCAGATGGTTCATCACCACGGTCATGTCGGTGAAATGGTAGTCGGCGACTTTCTCGCGGAACAGGTCATGAAGCAACACGGGCAGCTTCACCACATAATTATAATACTCCTTTCTCATGACCGTACTGCTGAAGGGGACCACTCGACGGTTATCACGGCATCAAGGCTGCCGCTGCCCTTACAAACGGGACAGTCACGTTTCACACGCTCACCCATTTCGTCCTCACCCCAGAACCACCGGTTGCCCTTGCAACAACTGCACACGTGACCGTCGGAGTGATACGTCTCACGTGCTTGAACTCCTTCCGGCTTCGGGTTGATGTAAACCGGGGCCACGATTTCGATAATTTCCTTGAACTTGCTCATTCCTATGATGTTTATAAATTATTACTTGTCCTTAAAACGCCTTCCTCCCAAACCACGAAATAACTGCCGGGATTTTCCGTCGCACGTCCCTGGCAAAAGGCCTTGTAAGCCACGACACGAATCTTCACGCCTGCCAGGTAACGGAGCCGGACAGCGGCCTTACCCATCGGCTGCCCCTTGTGCTCCTGGGAAATGAAGATGAAGCTCTTCCGGGGGAAACGTTTGACCAGCATACTGACCTGGTCATAGGTCCACCCGGCCACCTGGAAGCTGTCCACGATAACGAAGTGCGGACTTTTCGGACGTGCAAGGCGTTCCACCAGTTCCTCCAGGGTGTCATCAACCGCGACACGAAAACGCCCGCGCATCTCGTCCATGTGAAAACGGATCAGGCGCTGCTGGAACGACTGGTTCAACCCCTCCTCGTAGGAAAGATAAAGCACGCTGTCGTAACCGCACAACTCGTAGGCGAGTTGCATCACGAAAGAACTCTTGCCACTGGCCGACTGGCCGCTGATAAACCACAGTTCATTAATGTCCGGACAGCCGAACGGACCGCTCCACCGGGGGCCCCACGGAAGGGGTTCATACTTACGGGCGATAATCTCCCCGGGGCTGTACGCACGACGGGGAGCCGACTCCTTTCTTTCCTTCTCCGCTGGGCTCTTCATCTTCAAGCACGTTTCATCAGTTCAAAAATGGTATAGACACGACGGAGACTGCCGCCGCTCTTCCTCACGATCTGGGCGATATCCGTCCCTTCCGGGGCGTTCACCTTGGCAACTATGCGGGCCTGTTCGTTCAGGAATCGTTCGCGCTCCTTTCCGTCATCCGGGGTAACCTTGCTGTACTTGTCGCCGTAACGGCTCAGCATCTCGGTGTAGCCTACCTTCTTGCATTCAATGGAGCGGTTTATTTTCTCTTTCAGACCGTCGGCCCCCATCATGTACCAGGCACAACAGTGCTCGGTGGCGTTCCACAGCGCCTTCAGTTCCAAAAATGCCTCATACTGGAGGTCACCAGCCTCGTCCAGGATAATCAGCGGGGTCTCGATGGAACGCAGGTAGTACACCAGATCGTCATAAACATCAACATAACGGCCGTTGCTGCTCACGCCGTACTCCTTGGCTATCTTACGGATCAGACGCTGCTTGCTTTTCACCTGGGCACAATCGATATAGATGGCGTTGCGGTGTCCCTTCACGTAGTAAAGCGCGGTGAAAGTCTTGCCGATATTGGCCATGTCACACAGGATACCGCTCAGGCCGCCTTCCTGGCAGAACTCCAGCTGGGCGGTGATATACTCGAACGTGGCAGTGCGGGCGGCCTTCCATTCCATACCGCCGCGAAGGCTGACGCCCAGTTTGCGGGCGATCGTGATCCAGCTGGCATCACTCAACACTTTTTCGGTCTGGCCGTTCTTCACGGCACTGTAAACCGAAGTTGTTATACCCAGGGAGGCGGCGTGCTTGGCGTCACTCGGGTAGTTAGCCCGCTGGGACGAGATGGCCTCCGATATGCGTTTTTTATTTTCCGTTGTAATCATATTCTAATCTTAATTTAATATCGTTATAATGCTGTTACATGAAATCATCCAGAGCCTTGCGGCTGTAATCCTCCGGCGGAAGGAAAGTCTCCTGTAAAGCGGGGCTTTCCATGTCCATGGAGGGCAATTCCACGGCCTCTACGGCCTTTTCTTTCTCCGGACGGGGTCTTGATACCCCCACGCCGGAAATGGCGTTGTTCTTGATGTATGCGTTAAAGCCGGAGATTTTTTTCTGCTGTTCCACGAATACCGTCCTGTCCGCGTCGGTCTGCTCACAGTCTGCGGTGTTGAACGTGCCGACATTCTGCAACTTGTCCACCAACATGCCGTTCTGGTAGATATACACGTCGGTGATGTTGCCGTCATCGTCGGTCAGGTAGTAGGCGTCCACCTTCCAGTTGTTCGGTGCCAGACGTTCCAGCACCCCGGTACCGCTCAGCCACCAGTCCGTATATCCGACCCGACAGTAAGAGTTGCGGCGGACGCTTGTCTCCACATGATCACCGATAAAGCGGGCCAGAACGGCCTTGTTTATGGGTTCAAGGTTCGGATTCATGTTCGCCTCAAGAACCTGCCAGCGTGTCATGCCGGGGTATTTCTTCTGGTTGGGGTGAAGCGAGTTGTTGAACTCCATCACGTCGCGCATGTCATCGGCGACCAGCTCGTCCCAGCTGTAATACTGTTTGTCCTCATAGGTGTCATTCTGTTCGTCAAAGACCTTTCTGCTCTCCGTACGGTAGTGGCGGTCCTTCGCGTAGAAACGCCCGATACCGAGGTGGTTCCGGTGTTCCACGGCCTTCTTCTTGGCACCGTTCATCTGCTCGGCGTACTTCTCCTGGGAATTCTGGGGGGCACAGAAACGGACGAACGGGAACATCACGCCGGCCTTCAGGAAACTGTCCTTCCACTGGCTCATCAGGTGGTTCTCGACCTCCACCTGCGCCGGGCAGCCCCAGCCTTTCCGGTCGATCAGCCGGAACATGGAACGGAACATGTCCACCACCAGGTCCACATTCTTGTTGCGGTTGTACGCGAAACCGACCACGCACTGGCTGGCAACGTCATAGGCGTAGTATGCTTTCGGGCGCGCCTTGGTATCTTTAAGCTTGCGGGGAAGGTCACGGTCATCGAACGAGATTTTACTGAAGGAGAATTCCGGGGCATGGCGGTGGACGTGCGGCATCTGCTCATGCATGAACGTGGTCCAGCTTGACAGTTTGTGTTCTATCAACACCCGGTTTTTCGGCTTGTTCAGGTAGTTGTTGATGGTCGTCTCGCTCAAAACACGGGGTTCGCCGTTCTTGTCGGTGAAGTCGTCCGGATTGAACAGCTCGCCCGTTTCGGGATCATAAACGTCCAGTTCACCGCACACGAACTGGTTGTACATCTCCGCCACGTTGGTGTTGAACGGCTTGTTGGGAAGCACGGCAATGCCCAGGATAAGGCGTTCGGTACGGTAGTCCACCTTACGGGCCGACTGGTTGCCGAACTTGCCGCTGATAAGACAGCCGTAGCCGTCACGCCTGTACTCGGCGACCTTCTTGCGGAAACGCAGCATGCTGCCCGGAAGCGTGTGCCCGAATTGCGCACGGAGACTGTCAACGGCAGCGGCCATCTTGCCCCAGTCGTATTTGTCGCCGGCAATACGCTGGTAGGTCCGCGCGTTGTCATACAGGCGAATACAGGTATTCAGGACGCTGGCGTTCGTAATATACTCACGGATCTTCTCCGCCTTCAAATCAAGGCCGGTCTTCTCACGGTCGTGGAAGAAAACGACAGCGGCCTGATCGATCTCGTAGTTCGAACGGACCCAACCGGCAAGGCGAACGGAGTCACTGTCAGGAAAACGAGTGTAGATATCTTCCTTGTAGCGGGGAGGGAAACTGTCAACTACCACAAGGGCGCAACCTCCTCTATCACCGCGGCGGGCGATATCGATCTTCTTGCGAGTAGCCAGCTTATTACAGTAGGCCATAGTCATCACGCCATTGTCTGCAAGTTCCCGCATCGAGATACAAAGTTTACCGTTGTAGTATTCCATATCACCCTCCCTTATTTCAATGTCATCGCCCAGCCTTGGATGAACTTTATCTCACTGACCATTACCTGGTCATAATGCCTCACCTCTTTTCCCTTGAAAAACACAGAACCATTACCGTCATTCTTGTTGAATTCCAGCATGACACCGTTGGGTAGGTACTGGCGCATATAACCATCACTGTCATGCATCGTTTCCAGTACCGGGCAAAAACACATTTCGATACCGCCACGCTCTACAGCCAGTTTCCGGATCCTCCGGGCAAGATCCGTGTCACTCTCAAAAGTGAGAGCCTTCCAAATCATAACAGAACTAACCTTGAAAGCTTTTTCCAAAAATTCCCGGTTCTCTTTTGTTACAGTTACTTGCTTTTTCATAACTATCTTATTTTAAACTAATTACTATCACCTCTTCATCAAATGTCTTGGTTAGCATCGCTTTCGCCCAGGACATTGAGTACTCGCCATTGGCCACGATCACGAATGAAACATTGTCGATCTGGTAAGAGAACAGGTCTTCTCCGTCAAGTTCGCGGAGAAAGTCACTCACCTTGCTCCATTCGCCATAGTCAACTGTCACTTTAATTGCTTTCATGTTCTTTAATATTAAAAATTCGTTAATCAAATGGCCTTTTTGTATATTTGGCCGCTGTTAATTTCTTAACTCGATGCAAATATACAGAATTTCTGAAATAAACAAAAGTTTTATTCCAGAAAATAACAATAAATTCAGATTTTATGGATAAAACGCAGATAAATAGCCGTACAATAGAGGTAATAAATACCCTATTGAACAAAATCCCAGAACTAACAAAAACAGCATTAGCAGAAACTTTAAAGGTTAAGCCTGCAAAATTTTCAGAAATTCTGAATAACAGAATGAATGCTGGCACTGATTTAATGGCATTATTATGCTCCAAATACTCAGTATCTCCTGAATACATTTTAATGGGAGAGGGGGATATGTTTAAAAACAAGCAGTCCTCAAGACCAATATCAGAACACTATGACGTCAATTTAGATAATAAAAATAGCGATAATGAGACCATCAAACAAGAAAGTCCCATCAATATTTTATTGTCTATAATTCGGGAAAAAGATAATAAACTCCAAGAACAGGCTGAGGAAATTGGACGACTTCGAGAGCGGGTCGAACAATTGGAATGTACCAAAGAAACCAAGGAAAGACCTGTTTCGGATGTTCAGAGTTCTGGACTTGCAGACGTAGGATAGAGGTCATGAAAGTACTTTATAGACCTTCCAACGATCCCCCCTAATCATCCAAGTAGTATCTTAAACAGTCCATTTTAGGGGGGGCACCCCTAAATAGGCACAAATAATAGAGTTAAAATATTGATTTACACTATATATAATAATGTAAAAAGATGAAAAAACAGTGTTTTTTCCTACCCTATATCGCCCGTTTTTTGTGTCCGAACTAAAAAAAACGGTATGTTTCCCACTTTATAAGCCCCCCCCTAAAAACCGATTTTTGTCCTTCCATTATCTCATTTTTGTCCTTCCTTTCTGTCCTTCCAATAGTCCTTCCTTTTTCAACAATCATATATTCAGACTCTCCTCCCCTCCCCTGCCCTTCTACCCGTTATACAGATTTGAACTACGAACAAAATGGCACAAATCGAAAATCGTCTTTCCAAATAAATACCTAAAAACAAGCCCCATAAGCCACCAAAACCCACTTGGCAAGATATTTACCAATGAGACACAAAAAAGGCCGTACAGCTAAACCATACAGCCCCAGAATTAAAGTTTCAATAAAGAAAACTCCTACTCTACCCCTCCATAATTAAACAAGAATTAAACCTACTTAAACGTTTCGTTTTGTATCTCCGTCCGTAGTACAACAATGTAACATACTGAATAACAAACCGTTTACCCCAAATAAGAGCTATCTAAACTTATACGCTTCGTTCTGTGCCCCATACTCTCTATACATATAAGTACTGTTGCGAACAACTTTAGTCGTTTTTTCTTTTTTCTTTTCATTTATATTTAGACATAAATGCTTTTTTTTAGCTATGTTTGCACGATAAAAAGCATAAAGAAGTCAAGCATGAAACCAATCAAAAAAATTCTGATTATTCGATTTAGACAAATAGGGGACTCTATTCTGGCTGTTGCATTGTGCAGTACGCTGAAAAAAAGTTTTCCCGATGCAGAAATACACTTTGTGCTGAATAAAAATATAGCATCGCTCTATGAGGGTCACCCGGACATAGATAAGGTTATTACATTTGACAAGAATGAGAATAAGCCATTCACTGCTTATATAAAAAAAGTATGGCAAGTGACGCACCAAAACAAATACGATGTAATCATCGATATGCGTTCTACAATCCGGACTCTTTTTTTCTCTCTTTTTTCATTAA